TTGCGTCCAACCTCTTTTCGTCCTGCAGAAGCAACGGTTTGGACAGGTTTACTAGTTTGCTTCTGGGCTTCGGCTTCTTTTGCAGGTTTGGTTAAACCTTTAGTCGCCAAAATTGGTTCTAGTCGTTCCTCTATTTCATTATAGTATTCATCAGAGTCGACTTCAATACCCTCCTGGCGAATCTGACCGTCTAACGCAACAGCATATGCCGTTAACGCTGGATCCTTGTCATATCCAAACCAAGATTTGTGTTTTTCTTTAAATGCAAGAGCTTTTTCAGAAGGAGTCATTTGTTCTTGTTGAACTTGAGGTTGAGTTTTAGCTCTTTCCTCTTCTTCCTTCTTTCTGATTTCAGCTATTTCAAGCGCTGCTTTTCTTTCTTCCGCTCTAATTTTAGCTTTTTCTTTTTGAACAGCTAATTGAGTGAGTTGATCGTTAGCTTCCATGATTTTATCCGTATCATTGCTTTCAATCGCTAATCTCAAATTATTTTTAACTTGTTCTCTTTGAGCATCTACTCTTGCTTCAAATTCTTTTAGATAATTATCAGATTCAACATTGTATCTTTTCTCAATGTCTTCTATTTTTTTCTTCATGCCAAAAGCAAGTTCTTCAGCAGCTTTTTGTTGTCTTTGCGCTTCTTTTTCTCTTGCGGTAAGCTTATCTATTCTTCTGTTTTGAGCTTTGTATTTTTTGTATAAAGAATCAAAATCTTTTTCTTGAGATTCTTCTTGTTGAAGGTTTTGTCCTTCAGCTTTTAAATCTTCAACCTTATCTTCTTCAACTTTGATTTCAGGTTTCTCTTCCTTCTTTTCCTCATCTGTTGAGGTTCCGTGGTCCGTGTACCCAAGATCAACTTCCCCGAAGTTTAGACTCGGTGTATCTTTTGTTTCAACATTGTTTGCTGATTCTTTGACTTCAACAGTAAGATCTTCCTGTTTGATATCATCCGTATCGAGTTCAATGTCTTTTTTTGTTTTATCTTCTGCCATTTGTTTTCCTCCTTAAAACATTTTTTGAATATCTTCAGGATTATTAATGACCCCGATAACTTCATCGTCATTTAAGATACGATGCTCACCCCATTTGTTTTTAAAACGGGATCCCGCATAACGTCCATACATCACGAACTGACCTTCCTTGCACCACGCTCCAAGGGGAAACTTTTCTTTGTCTTTATAACAAAGATTTCCCATTTTTATCACTAAACCTACGACCGTTGTTGCTTGTACCGTTTCAATGGTTTGATCGGCAAGCAAAATACCACCTTTTGTTTTTTGTGGTCCTGCAAATGGTCTGATAAGTAAACGATAACCCACTGGATCGGGTAATGAGGAAAGGTATTCAACCTTTTCTTCTTCGGTTTTTGGGACAAGAAAATTATTTTCCTTGCCTGCTATGTTTGTATCAGTTTTTGTCATCTTCATCTCTGAGCTGCTCACTTAAATCCTCCTTTAGCTGATTAAGTGAACTAATTTGTCCCCTAGAATACTGTAATTTCTCATAATTATCAATACTCCCGTAGATAATTTGTTCACTAATATTTTCTATTTTTTTATCGATGAGTCTTTTGATTTCTCTGACGGTGAATACGTCTAATGACATCTAATTTTCTCCATGATAAGTTTGAAAGATAGGCTGCGATTTTACCAATCACTTCCCAAAATTGTTTTTTCATAGCCAGTTAATAACAGCTCTGACAGATAATGCAAGATACATCATTTCCATCAAAGATCTGGCAATATCACGGTCTCGATAGCCAATATAAACCCATAAGGTACATGAAATAACAGATAATAACCAACCGATGTATTGAGTTTGTGGATTTCCTGCTGATAAAATAAAAACAGAGATCATAGCAATGAAAAATCCAATCCATCGGTAGCCATCAAGGCTCTGATAGAACCTGATTTTCATTATTTTTTTCTCATAATCTCAGTTCCCTTGATTCCATAGATCGCTCCTACTACTGAAACAAATAAAATCTGAAACCACATAGGCATATTAGAAAAATATTCGAAGAAAAGATCAATCTTAATTTTTATATCAGGATCATCCGAAAAAACCGACCAAATAAGCAACATCACGGGCGCAGAAACCAGCAAAAGGACGAATTCGTCTTTCCAAGATTGTTGCTGATCCGTTTTAACAAGCGTTTGATACTCAATTTCACCTGCTGCCATTTTTTGTGCATGCAATTTTTGTGCATCACTCATTAACCTTTTTGATTCTTGTCTGTTTTTGTAAATGTGAGCACCCGTTTTTACCGCCATGCTCAATAAGTTTAACCACGCCATCGAATTTTTCTCTCCTTCTTAAACACATATAGGGTATCATCAGTTGTAAGGGTTTTAAAGCTCGTGTTCCAGTTAGTGTCCACTTGTAAATTGTTTTGTTTTTTTCTTTGACTCCAGTTTTAAGATAGAAATGTCCACCAAAAATTTGTTTAAACCTTAAAACCATGTCTGGATCGCTCGTTCCAACTTCACATCTTAAAGATTTTGACTTATTTTTACCTCTACTCCACATACCAAAGCTACCTTCTCCATCAAATATGCCTGCTAAAAATATTATTTTTTCTTGAAGAGAAAGTTTATCGTACGCCGATGAACTTTTTTCCTTTGACTTGTATAGGTGAGATACCTTGGATGTCAGATTTTGTTCCGTTTTCACGGTAAGGACAGCCTCCTGTTTTTAAACCTTGTGGATTAGGACCGCGTTCAGGCGGTGGCCCAAATTTTTTACCACCACTAAGACCCGTTCTTTTTGTCATTTTTCTTTTTACACCCACAATCGTGTTTACAAACACATGGCACAATACCAAATAGTTTACAAAACAATTCACAAATTTTATTTTTTATTTTTTTCATTAGTTTCTCCTATTTTGTTCTTTCATTCTTGCGATATCAAGTTTTTCTTCTGCAACTCGAATACGTTCTTGTTGACCGAAACGAGCTTGATCAAGTCTAGCCTGTTCTATCGAAGTGTCAATCAGTAGTTCGTTTTGTTTTCTCTCTGCGTCTACTTGATTCTCAGTAGCTTTTCTTTGCATATCCATTGCTTTTAAGTCTAACTCCCTAGATTTAAGAGCAACAAGTGGATCTGTTTGTCCACCTTCCATTTGAACAAGGTTCGTTGTGAGTTCTACAACACGTTGAGAAACCATGGCATTGTATTGAACGGTCCACGCTTCTGGATCAACATTAGATAATTCAACAAGCGCTGGATCTTGTGCCATTGCTTCTACCACTTCTTGGTTTGCTTTTAGTGAAATGTGTTCTGAAATGTGTGCTTGTATGGTTGCATAAACTTGTGGGTTCACTTGCACCATTCTTGATCTCATAAATGCACCATGTGCAGCAATATGAGCTTCATGATCTTGTGTTGCAAACGCTTTCATTTCTTTTAAATTCATGGCATCCATATTTTCAATCGCTGGATCTTTTGGAATCGGTTGTTCCATCGGTTTTAGTAAACTATCAATGGCTTGTGTACCTAATGCCTCATAAACTCTTCGGTATGCTTCTCTAATGTCATGAAGCTGTGGAGCCGATAAAGCAATTTTTAATTGTTCATTTGCAAGAGTGACTCTTTGTGCAACAGAAAACGTATTGGGATCTGCTACAGGTAAAACATCTACTCTTTCATCAAAGTCCGCAGACTTAATCATTCGGTCTGCCCCATATACCTGATACGGATAGATTGGGGGTAAATACGTAGCAAAAATATTATGGAGCAGCCTGAACTCTTGTCTCATAGAATAATAACATCTTTTGTGAATTGCACTCATCACACGTGAACCTCTTTCTAAGAGAGCAAGGGTTGTTCCTACGGCACGATTTTGTACATCTTCGCCTACTGCCATATCCGCAATATTTGCAAAACGCTGTCCTGCCTGAACAACAAAACCTAATAAACTGTATAATGTCTGAGAGGGTTCTTTAAAGGGTAAAATTTGAAATTGATCTTTTATGTTTCCACCAGGTGCATCCACATCTCTAAACTCTCCAGGTTGGAAAGGTTGATCATCATCTCGTATTCGAATCCCACGTGATTTAAATCCTGCAGGTAAATTCGATAAGGTTCCTGCATCAAGAAGTTGTCTTAACGCTTGTGTTGCAGTTCGTGATAAACCACCAATCATATGAATTAAACCAAAACCATAAAAACCTAATCCTGGTAAAAATTTGTAGTGAACAAAATATTCCATACGTTTAAATATTTTGTCCCCTTCTTTGTAGTTTCTGTAAATCGATAAAACTTCTCCAGATCCTTCATCAATGGTGACAATGTATGGAACTTTAACTTTCTTTTCAGTTATATTTTTTTCAAACTTTTCTAAATTTAAATCAACATGCATTTCTAAAATTTGATATTGCATCGATTGTTGATCTGGTGATTTACCTTCTAACTCGTTATATTTTTTCTGAATCGATGTTGCAGATTTATTGGAAGGTTGAATGTCCACTTCTCTGTAAAAACCTGATTCCATTTTTTTTAATAAATCATTTTCACTCATACGAATGGCATGAGTAATTCTTTCGCAATCTTGTAATGATGATGCATAGAATGGAACGACTAAATCTTCTGCTGGAACAAATTTTGCAACAGCTCTTTCCATCAATTCATCGTAATAAACTTTTTTAAATGCAGATCCTGCAAGCGGTAAATAAAATAAAAGTTGATCCATCTCTGGAGTGTACTCTTCCATCTTCTCGGTAATCTGATAATTCATGAAGTCCTTGACGCGTGTTGCTTGGTCCTCGGTCTCTTCGTTCATGACACCGACAATCGCAGACTTTACAGGTCCTTGTGAAGGTAAAAGTTCTTTATACGCTTGTGCTTGAAATTGGGTTACCGCCTCGGCTAAAAGTGGATGAGTCACGCCTGACGCGCCTCTAAACGGTTGTGATGGATTGTTGTATTTAAATCCTAAAAGATCTAAACCATTAACATATCCGTCTTCCCATTCTTTTCTTGATTCTTTAT